AATGTACCTCCGCTTGATAGTGGGTGATTAGTAGCACAAAGCTCTATACCATCTCCACCAGCAAAGTTTGAATCAAAAGCATTATTTAACACGTTTGCAGCTTTTACTTGCTTAGTGTTTGCCATTGATCTTGCTAGCGCTCTAGTGTATCTACCTGCTAGTCTATCATAAAGATTATCTTCAATCGCTTCTTCAGTAATAGCAAATGCCATAGCAATAGTTTCATGTGTATACCTTGCAGTAAAACTTTCGTTTGCTTGGTCAAAAGTGACTCCAGCACCTTCTGATTTTACTGGGGCAGATCCGAAACCTGTTAGCATTACTTCTTCTTCAAAAGCTCTGTCAGATGATTCTGCTTGAAAAATTTCGGCATGTTCGTTTTCATACCTATTATACTCTAAGCCAAAGAGAGCGTTCAAACCAGGCTCTAGTTCTTTGACAAGTTGTGATCTTGAAATAGCCATATTTTACCTCCCTATGCTATACCAGTGGTTGCAGTCTTGTAATAATGATTATTAATACGCACTAAAACGTTGGTATTAGTAGTAGATGTGTCTTCATTATTTACATCTTGACTAATATCAATAACTTGTACTGGTAAAGCGGCAGTAGTTGCATTTGTGGAAGCATCAAGTTGAACTTGAGATATTCCAGTTGTTGTACTACCAGTTCCAGCATCCACGTTGAAGTTTGCAAATATCTTCGTTACAGGGAAAGCTTCATCACTGTTCATTAAAAAAATTGTGTTTGGATCGTCTATAACATTAGCAATAATATCTGTTGCTGCTGAACTAGCGCTAGGATAAAAATTACTAAAAGTTGGTTTGTTTGTTACAGGATCAGTAAAAAAACACCCGTTAAAAACACCGAGAACTGCGTCACCACCACTATTGCTTGCAGGATTAAATCTCTCAATACCTCCACCAGTGACTGGGACTACCAAGTCACCTTGAAAAATATTCGTACCATAACCTGTAGCAATTCGGTATCTATTCTGGGCGTTATTCCACGGAGCACCATTTAACGATCTGTAAGGTCTAAGACCAAATTTGTCTGCTACGTTTGCCATAATAAAACTCCTTTATTGGCGTTAATAATACGATGGTATTCAGTTAAGACTTTCTACCACCACCAAAAGATACACGAGACTGTCTGTCAATATTGACAGGCATCTCTGGTCGTTGTTCCCTTAGAATATCATTGTCCACGGCTTTTACTTGATCAGAAGTCTTATTTCTAAAATACTTCTTGCGTTCTTCAACTACTTCTTCAGGTATCCTTGCCAACACAAGGCCACCAACCCCGATTAACCCCTGATATTGTCCTTCTCGTATCACTGGATAGTCATGGTCTCCAAGTTGAGCTGTAACTTCTTCTGCTCTTACAAACTCCCAACCTTCTCTTAATTTTTTAGATACATTACCTGTATCCATTTGACCAACTGTTTCTGTTCTAATCCAACGATGCTTAAAGCCCTGTGGTGCAGGAGGTGCATCTAGACTTGACGGAGGAGTCCAAGATTTTTTTCTTTCTTGTCTTTCACTTGAACTGCGTAAAGTTCTTTTATTTTTATTTTCTGTCATATTTACTCCTTTACGAATTTTGCGTATTCTTCTAATGGCACTCCTAATTTTTTAGCAATAGCTACTTGTGACCGAGTGAGTGTCACTTTTCTGCGTCCCTGCTGTTTCCGCCCCGCTGAGGCAACAGTTTGAACGGGTCTTTCTTTCACAAATTTACTAGGAAAATTATCCTGTAATTGTTTGTCAATTTCAGTATAGTATTCATCAGACTCTGGGTCAAACCCCTTTTGGACTAAATCTTCATGAATAGTAAAAGCAGCATTTGTCATTACTTTATCTTTTCCAAACCAAGTATTGTTATCAGCCCACTCTTGAGCCCTTGGACTAGGTGGTTGTTGTACTGGTTGTTCTTCTTGTTGTGGTTGTTTTAATGACTCTTCTATCTCTGCTTTTCTCATTGTTGCTTTTTCTTTTTCAACAGCCAGACGAGTTAAATTTTGATTTGCTTCCATCATTTTGTCATAATCTTGATCTTGCATAGCGTTTTTCATTTGCGTTTTAACTTTGTCTGTTTCTGCATCAACTCTATTTTCATACTCTTCAACGAAAGATTTATCTGTTTTTTGTAAATCTTTTTCTACTTTAGAGTATTTCATTTGTAAGCCTTTAGCATAATCAAGAGCAGCTCTCTCTCTTCTTTCTGCTTCTCTCATCTTTCTAGTTAGCTTATTAATTCTGTTTTGTACTTTTTCAGAATGATCTACTAAATCATCACCAGACTCATCGCTTTCTTTAGTGACTACTTTTGCCTTAGCATCTTTTTTTATAGGGTCTGTGTATCCTAAATCGACTTCACCCACCTCTGGTTTGTCGTTTGCATCTGCTTGTGTTTCTTCAATCGCTATTTGTTTTTCTTCAATTCCGTCAGTATCTAATTCAACTGCATTTTCAGCCATACTATCTCCTTAAAATAGTGCGAGGACATCCTCGGGGTTTTTAATAGTTCCTATAATTTCGTCATCGTTTAAAATTCTATGCTCACCATATTTTGTTTTAAACCTAGCTCCAGCATATCTTCCATAAATAACAAACTGACCTCTTTTACACCAAGGACCACTTGGAAATTTATCTGTGTCCTGATAACACAATGGACCCATTTTAATAACTAAACCTACTACTGTAGTTACTTCCATAGTTTCTTGTGTTTTGTCAGACAGGTAAACTCCACCTTCAGTTTTATTACTAGGAACATGCGGCCTTATTAAAATTCTATATCCTACTGGATCAGGTAGCATTTTATAATAAGCTTCTCGTTCTTTGCTCGTCATTGGTATGTTTGGTTTTTTTGTTTCTTTACTTTTTGGTAATATTAATTTAGGTTTGTTCGTCACTATCATATATATCGTCTTCCTTTCGTTGCAGGTCTTTTAAGTCCTGTAGCAATGTTTCAAGAGCATTGATCTTACCTCTAGCATAGTAAAGTTCTTGGGTTGTGTCTACACTATAAATAAGGTGTTCTTTAATTTCGTGTAATTTTTTATTTATTTGATTTTTTATTAAAGTTAAAGTATCTAAATCATACATCATTTTTTCATATTTTCTCTAGCAATACCTTTTGACTTTTCGAAGGATCTCATGGCTCCGAGGCCGAGTAATGACATGACTAACGTGACGAGGCCCTCCATTTCCAGATTTAAAGGAACAAAATCAGGATTAAATAATACAGCAACATAAGTAACAATCGGCTGAATGAAGAACTGCCATAGTAGCCCTAAGCAACAAACCCACATTATTGCTGGGCGTGCTCCGCTAACAAATATACTAGGATGTTTAGCTTGTTCTTTATTTATATCAATTTGACCTTTTGCTAATTCGTGAGCATGTTCTTCCGCCATACTTGCAAGTTTAGATGCCAGTTCAGCCTTTTTAGCTTTATTGTCAATGTACTTACCTACTAATTTAGTCGCTGGTCCTATCAAACTAAGTAACGCCATTATCTAACTCCTATAAATTTTTTGCCTTTTATTTGTATATTACTTATCCCTTTAATATCACTTTTTACACCGTTTTCTCTGTAAGGGCAACCAGAATTTATGCCACCTGTTTTTAGTCCTTGAGGATTAGGCCCTTTTTTGGGCGGAACACCTCTTGCTTCTCCTATTCTTTTTGATAAAGCTAGAGATACATCTTTTGTACTTACATACGTAGGTGCTATATCTACAATCGATATAGCGTCTTTTTTTTGTTTTGCTATCTTCATCGCTTGTTGATCTCCATATTTTCTCAATCTTCCTCTTTTATTTCTTCTAATAGTAGGAAATAAAACACCATCTGCTCCTTTAGTTTGTAGTGTTTCATTTTTGTTTAAGGTAGGAGATTTAGGGTTCATTGCCCTTTTAACGTATGAGTATTTTTTACTTTTTATTATTGGATCTGTTTCATTGCGATAATCTTGAACTCTAGTAGTAAAGTCATTTTGCCTGTTTGCTTTTTGTAATTTACTTGGTCTTAAAGTATTTTCTACTTCTTTTTCATATATTTTACTAAAAAAGTCTGTTGTCTTTTCAAGCCATTTTGGATTATCTTTTAATG